CGTTTGTCGCGCGTGCGCGATTTTGTTCCTCTGACCGTTTCTCTTGTTTGGCGTATGTTCTTCTCTCTGTCTTTATTTCCTCTGCTGTTGTTGGTGAGATCTCTTTGAGCCACTTGTCATAGGCTTTTGGTGGCTTCTGCTTTTTTCCGTCGATGATGACGTAATCTTTCTGAACGACCTGATCTATCCATTTCCAGAACCACTGTTTTCCGAGGTTCTTGCTCATGGATGCTTTTGGCTGTTCTAGAGCGATTAGCTCTCCGGTTTCCGGGTCCACGCGCACATATTGTTGTTTGGCGCGTAATTTTTTGGTGACGTAGCTGGCGGTATATCGTGCTGTCTGGAAGTTCAGCGTTCCAACGCTTACGTTCCCCAGTCCCCATGCTTCTTCCAAGGCCGGCGAGGTCCAAAGCAAAGTCGGAGTTGTTCGCAGGATGATGCGATCTTCCGTGAAGGCCCTTCCGAATATGCACATGTGGTAATGAGGTCTGAGGGTTTCGTCCCCGTATTCTCCGACGGCGTAGTATCTGAGGCCGTTCCAGCGTTTTCTGACGCGCATACAGAATTTTCTGAGGTCTGCATACTGCAATCCGCCATGAGGCGGTAAGTGTTTATCTGCATACGTGAGGGTAACGAACGCGTTTTCTTCATAGGCTGTTGCTTCGTGCACTATTCTGATTGCCTGCTGTCTTGCTTGTTCTTCTCTGCACAGGTCGCAGTATCCGCATGGGATCTCGATCTTTTGGTGCGCTCTCCCGTTGGTTGGTTCGTTGAATTTAAGAGGCCCGCCGATGGCGGGCCTCCATGCCGGAATTGGGAATGCACATGGCATTAGAGGCGGATTCCGCCTCGCATTACCTGACTCGGTGCATTGATTGCCCGGCTGCGCTTGTGCGCCTTGTTGAACTTGCGGCTGTGCTGCTTGAAACTCATGCGTTTGCGCATATCATATTTCCTCATAACGAAGGGGGGAGATTGCTCCCCCCCCTTATACTCCTTGGGACCATCTGCTACTAGATTCAGATGGTCCCCTAGATACCATCTGCTCTAGGCAGTGGTTTCCTTGGCAGCGATTTCAGCTGCCAGTGCTTCCTCCAGATCCAGTATGTACCGGCGCAGCTTGCCGATCTTCGCCCGGCGCAGATTGCGGTGCAGGGCGAGGGTAGGTACCGGTTGGATCTCGATCTCCGCTAGGCGCTTCCGTGCTGCGTCCCGGAGTCCCGTCAAATGGACGATCTCGGGTGTGTCCGGTAGCTCCCCGAATACCTCCCGGAAGGTTGCTGGGGCCGGGGGCGGCTCTGAGGAGCGTTTCGCACGTGGCGATGAGTTCTCTCTGCGGTTCGATGTTTCCTCCTTCGAAGATCTCCGCGAGGCTCCAGATTTCGAACTGGTGTGGTGCTTGCGCAATGTCGCTTTCTCCTTGGTTGACCTGTCTGGCCACTGCGGCCATGACGGATTTGTCGTCCGGTCCTACGAAAGGCTGCATGAAGTAATCAATCAGCCTGTCCCGGATTGCGTAGAGTTTCACTTACTTTCCTCCTGCTTGGGCGGTTGTTCCGCCGGTTGGAGTATGGTCTTGAGCTTCTCCGGTGTCAACATCAGGAGTTCTTCGATGGGCATTTCCCGCAGTTGTGGTGGCAGCTTGCTGCGCTTGAGTTGCAGGCTTCGGGATTCTTCGATCATCCCCCGGAGGTCCGTGGGCAGGTTGCTGAAGTCTCCTGACATGGGGGCGGTCGTGCTGCCCGGCACGCGTCCGCTGATTTTGAATTGGCCGACAATGACGTTGATGTCCGTCTGTCGCGCCCCGGCTTGGTCCGTGAGCGTCGGTTCGTTGTCGGTCGTGCGTGCGCGTGCCTTGTTCTTTTCGTAGTACATGTTATCTCCCGAGGTAGATGTCGTCTCTGCGTGACTGTTCGGCGCTGTTGGGTCCGCGCCGGAATGGGTTTCTCATTTGCATGAGGTCGACGCCTGTCCCGATGGCGTCTCGTACTGCCCGTATCCATGCGGGCTTGGTTCCCAGCTGCTCGGCGATTTTGTTGTCTCGCTCTGCCTGTCCGAGTTCCTGAAACTTCATGTCCCGGTCCAGTCGCATGATTTCGCGTGCGATTGGTTGGAGCGCTTCCAGCTGGTTGTTTGTGAGGCGCTTGTTGCGGAGGTCCTCGATCTGCAGATCTCCTTCTCGCACAAGGTTTTTGAATTGCTGGGCGATCACGTACAGGTTGGACTGTCCGATCTGTTCCTCCGTGGCGACTTTGTTGGCGGTCACCATTTTGAGGTTTGTGTCCTCTTGGACGTTGCCGCGTTGTGCAAGTAGCAGTTTGTTTTGCAGGTCCATGTTCTGCAGCATGAGGCGTTGGCTCATCAGTGCGTTGGCGGTGTTGACGCCTTTGCTTAGCGGGCTTTGCACTTCGGTTCTTGCTCCGCTGGCGCTGCTTGCTCCTCCTTGGCTCACGGCGAGCATGGGGTTTAGTCCCGCTGCCTGTAGGTCTGCGACGCGTCGTTGCATTTCCGTCGATGACATTCGCTCCTGAAATGCCATTTGCTCTCGGCTGAGCTTGACGTTGGTCTTGTTGGCGCTGCTGACGCCGAGGGCGTCGAGTCCTCCGCTGACGATGGGTCCAATGATGGGAATCTCGTCGACGAGGTTCCCTATTGCCTTGAAAGGCGCTTTGATGATGTCTCCGAACCAGCCCATGTTTGTCTCCTACGATGTGCGGTGAGTGATGACGGCCCACCACATGCGGGCCGCCATCCGTTTTAGTCTCATGCAGTCAAGCGGCAAGCGCCGCTTGTGGTTGCACATCAGAAGTGGTCGATCATGCCCGGCACGCTGTAGGTCGGCATCATTCTGCCTACTGTTGAGTCGTGCAGGATGTCCATGATGATCTGGCTGGACCACTGTGCGCTCGGCGCTGTTGCGAGGCATCGCGCCAGTGTCTCCTGCGTTTTGTCCTTGATCCAGTTGGCGTTGAGTGCCGGTTCCGTGGCGAACTCCTCGGAGAGGTGCCACCAGTCAAGCGGCTGCGTCGCGGTGCTCCTGAGCACGCCGGTGATTTCGTTGGGGGTGTAGCGGTATTCCGCCCACCTTTCCTGATAGCCCCACGTTTCGTTGCTTGGCGTGTTGTTGGACGGTTGGTAGATCTCCGTTGTTTTGACTGCCTGCTCGCCCAGCATGGCGAATACGGGGAAGTAGTAGTCCAGCCGTGTCTGGCGCTTCCAGTGCCGTCGCGTTCCCTGCTGGTATGTCGGCGTGGCGCGCACTGCGCACAAGCCGATGATGTAGCCATGCTCTGTTGCCGCGTAGGTGAATGTGCGGTTGTTCCCGCTCGCGTGCATTTCCGCGCCGAGGTTTCCGACGGCGCTCGCTGCGTCTGCCGGTTCCGCGTCGTAGGCGGCTGTCTGTGCGATTGGGTTGACCGTGATGGGGATCTTCGATCCTCCGAGGTACTCCGGCCTTTGCAGCCGGAAGTCTGGCGCCCGTGTTCCGAAGTGGGACAGGATCTGCTCGATGTATCGGCTTCCGCCTCGGGCGTCTCGCTCTAGCAGTTTCTGCGTCTGGAACGCGAGCCGAATGGCGTTGATGGTTGCCGCGGTGGCCGATGATAGATCCACCTGCAGGGCGGTGTCGGACCATTCAACATCCGCTGTAGCTCCCGCGTTGCTTCCGCTGAATCCCACATGGACTCCGCCGCTGATTGTTTGCAGGCTGCGAATGCTGCCGCCGCTGGATTCGAATTTCGGAATTCCAGTTCCTTCAGGTATGACCGGCGCGGTAGTGCCCAGCGGGAGTTCCACTGCGTCTCCCTTCTGCGGCCACGGCAGGGAGCTTGTGAAGTAGTCATGTCGTTTGCATAGCCTTACGGGTGCTTGGTCCCAGTCTGTGACGCCGTTGTACTTGATGTTGGTGGTGGGGTTGTTCTGGTTGTTTGCCCAGCTGTAGGTTTCCTGTAGGTTCTGGTCTCTAAACCATTCGTTCCAGATCAGGAAGTAGCCGTAGATCGGATACGCGGTGACCTTGAATGATTCGTCGCCGGGGTAGCTCTGCGGCAGCAGTCCGAAGTGGTCCAGAACGCTGTTCGGTTCGATCTTCGCTCCCCCGTGATACGGGTCGATTGTTTTCACGGTGAGGTCTGTGTCCTGGCCCGTGATGAATTCTTCCCAGTCGGGATCGACGAGACGATTCGGGACGAAGAAATAGAATGTTTCGAGGTCCAGGTCGTCGATCAGTGGTGCGATGGGTGTGGCGAGCCGTGCGAGCACGCTTTCCCGGTGTTGCCACGTGTCTCCCGGGAGTACTTCCTCACACATGATCGGGATCAGTTCTGAGGCGTTGAACGCCTGTTTTCTCGTCTGTCTCATGCGGAATTTGCTTCGCGGTATGTCCGCTCTCGGTACCGTTGCGAAGTTGTGTTGCCTTGCTGTCTTGTTGCGATACATGTCTCTCACTCCTAGGCCCGGCAGGGCCGGTTAACTCTTGTGATTTCTATCTCGCTAAACCGTCTTGGTCTTTTGGTTATTCCGTGCGCGTGCGTTTGTCGCGCGTGCGCGATTTTGTTCCTCTGACCGTTTCTCTTGTTTGGCGTATGTTCTTCTCTCTGTCTTTATTTCCTCTGCTGTTGTTGGTGAGATCTCTTTGAGCCACTTGTCATA